AACGTCCTTTGGGCTTTACATACCTAAAGTATAGACTTATGGCAATGAAATATTCAGATTACACCGATGAGGTGGAAGACTTCCGTGAGCGGAAGTTGGAAAAAGTGCTGGATTGGTTGCGTGCTCGAACCAATATTGTGGGAGTTTTAGCGGCGTTAGCTAGCTTCCCTTTTATTGTTAAGTACTTTCCAGTAGATTTTATGATAATGACATTGCTAATTATCTGTGAGGTGCGTTATGTACTTCTGTTGGTCGCTTTGATCTTCGGTTGCGTACCTACCCTGTTCGGCTTCTTTGTGGCTCATGCTAGCCGCCGCGTCCTTTCGTGGTGGATCCACAGATTAGCGTGTCTTATGGGAGACCCCGTAGCTAACGCGAGGGCTGCCCGAGGAGTGATACAAAGCATTCCGTTTGTCTTTAACCGTCCCGCACGACACCATTCACATCCTAACTCCGCCGCTTTACGCGACGCGAGTGCGCTGTTTATGGACATGGTAGCAGCCAGGTTGGGAGTTTCCACCTGGTTCTGCCAGATGTCTCATGCGGATGAAAGGCGGGGTAGAGCCGGTTGTAGGAGTTATTATTGGTGTAAGGATTTGGATGTAGCTCCTAGGACCTACAATCCAAAGCAGAGTGATATAGTCTGCTTAGTCGATGTGGATATGTACATGGATATCCCGGATCTGATTGCTAAGGATCCACGCATGTACTTGATCTCCACTTTCCAGCCTACGCTGGTGAGTGCAGCCACTTCCGAGTATTCCTTCACCTTTAATAAGGACAATGAAGCCACATATGTCGTCGCTGGAGGCGCCGACTACCACCATAAAGTTTGGAATTATGGCGGAGACGTGCTTCTTGCCACCTCTAAGGCCTACTTTGGGCTACGTACGGATGTGACTACGTACAACGTGGAAAGGCGTACGCTTGATGATCATCATCAAGTTATTGCTTTGATACCCATCGTGCATCTTAAATCCTGGTTTTGGTGCCCTGCTAAGTGGCTGACCGGGGATAAGCTTGCTCGAATGAGTATCGTTAAGCAATGTCCTAAATTGAACATCAATTTCTTGCGTATGGACGTGGTCACCACTTCAGGTCGCCGCAGATCAACAGGGGTCTGCGGCGAATACGCGTCAGCTAGCATACCAGTCGTGCAAGACGATTGTCTCGCGCGCATGGCTGCTATGTATAAGACTGACTTGACTGCTGCGCATGTCAAGCAAGTCGTTGGAGACGAGGTTACTATTGAGGCTATGACGAGTTTGGTTAGGTACCACCGTGCTATGTACGACAGCACGGTGGAGCGAGTTTACACTGCTCCAAGTAAGGTCTTGGAGTATCAGTACGGTAGCTTAGATGTCTACGATAGTGAGGCCCCACCAGCCCAGGAAGCCTTTATGGCGCCTTTCCTGGCTGAGGCCCATGTTCCTAGTAGGACCAAGGCTAACGAGCAGAGAGGTGTGGACGCCAGGATCCTAAGTGTACGAGTCAAGCCCGAGGAGGTGGTTTTAACACCATTCCTAAATAGATGTGTTGAGGAGTTTCTTCAACAACTGATCCCTGATGATCAGCGACATACCTTGTATCCAGTTGATAGCGATGAAGTGGCTCTTCGCCAGAATCGTCCGTCACAGAGGCGCATTTTGGAGTCCGTGTCACTCTCCTTAGACAGTACAGGTCCCGCCGTAGTCGAAGCTTTCATGAAGGCAGAGACCTACGGCAAACCGACCGACCCGAGAATGATCTCTATTATGTCTGGTCTAACTAAAGCGCTCTACGCAGCTTTTGTTACTCCTTTTCCGATAACGTTATGAAGGTTCAACCTTGGTACGCCTTCGGGAAAGATCCGTTAAACATAAGCAAGCGCGTGGCTGAAGTGCTCGAGTATGCGCAGTTTTGCGTGAATACTGATTTGTCCCGGTTCGATGGACGGGTATCACACATTCTGCGATTTCTTGAGCGCCAAGCCATGTTGCGCGCGTTCCACCCTTCTGTTCAGCACCATTTATTGGAGCTGATGGAGAAGAACAAGGACTGTGTGGCTTATACTAGGTTTGGAATCAAGTATGAAACCATGGACAGCCGTTGTTCAGGTTCCCCTGAGACTGCCGATTTCAATTCGCTGGATAATGCCTTTATGGCCTTTGTTGCCCTACGGGGTACCAAGGTTTCTGGGCAATATAACGGCGCCGAAGTCGCGTGGATGAAGCTGGGAATCTATGGTGGTGATGATGGACTGACTCCCGACGTGGATCCAGCAGCCTATGTGAAGGCTTGCGCTTCCGTCGGTCAAGTTCTTGAAATAGAGATTGTTCGACGGGGGGAGTTGGGAGTGAGCTTTCTTGCTCGCTTCTATAGCCCCATGGTCTGGTTTGGACAATTGGACTCAATGTGCGATATTCGCCGACAGTTGGCCAAACTCCATATGTCGACGAAATTGCCTAAGTCTATCACGGCCCAGCAGAAATTGCATGAGAAATGCATGGGCCTCGCTCTCACTGATCCACATACACCTATAATAGGTGAGTTCGCCAGAATAGTTGTCCAGAAATTGGGCGATTGTAAGATGACCTTAGGAGTTGCCAGTTACTTTTCCGATCACGCAAAGGAAGTGCAATTCCCCAACATTGATACCGATTGTTGGATGGCAGGCGTCTTGGATCGCGACTTGTCTGATTTCAATATCAACAAGTTCGATGACTGGATGCGCTTAGTGATTGATGACATCTCACAAGCTTTACTATGTCCTGGCTTCACAGAGAGATTGCTCCAGCCTCCTAAGGCTGAAGCAGTGATAGATGGAGTCCATCACCCGCAGCCACGGGAAGCTGCGGCCCCGGCGGCTCCCAAGCCCCCGAGGGGAAGTGGTCGTGCATTCGACCACAAAGGCAATAGCAAGTGGACGAACAACCGTGAATTGAACTCCCATGAGCGAGTTAATACGGGTGTTGCCGGCAGCGGAATGGCTGGCAATCATATAAGGTTCGTCAATGTTTTGTCTTTATCTTTCATTACGGCCAGAGTTTGGTTGGCCGGCTCAATTTATAAACTAGTGAAAGATTTCCGTGATTTATTGAGTGGCACTATGGCAAAGAAAAGAGTGAAATTAATTGTGAAGCGATCTAAGTCTTCCAAAGCTCTGAAGAAACGTGTTGTTAATACGCCCAAAAGGCGTGTCAGTGCGTTGCATTTGCAACCGTCAACACCGGGAGTGGATATGACGACGAAGCAGGCCGTGGCCGAGTACGCTGCGTCACTCGTCGATCCTTGGACTGATCAGGCCGTTCTGGCCAAGGTTCCCGACTCGTTGGTCGTAAGAACCATGTCGGTCAAGGTGAAGATCCAAGCCCCGATTGTTACGGATACAAATGGGAACCTGGCCATTTCTTTGACGCCCATTTACAATGTTTGGGATAGCGTCCTCGATGCTACACCTCCGAACACTGTTATTGGTGCAGCCAATTATCCCGACATGTATCCCTTGGCACTTGCAGTTAGCAATGCCTCGTTTACTGCCGGGCAACAAACGGCCTGGGACACCGGCTTCCAATGGGTCACGCCCCCCGAAGCAGTTGAATCTCACATTCTCGCAGGCGCTCGATGCGTTTCTGCGGGTTTGCGACTTTCTTTTGCCGGAAACTACACGCAAACTCAAGGTGTGGTTTACGGGGCTCTCATCCCCAAGGAGGCTGTGGTACCATTTGTTAGTGCTTATT